TAAGTCAAATGCTTTTGCCGTATTATCTAATGAAAACTTTGCCATTACCTATTCTTTAGCCAAGCCATTAATTTAGGGAAATCAGCTACATTTGAATTAACACTATTTACTTGTTTAAGGTAACACTCTTGTAATATGAATTTACTATTTCCAGTCGTACTATTACCTATATTAAATTTAGATATTAGCCTACCATTTGTATCAATAGTTGCTCTTTGAATTCCATTAAGATACACCTTGCAAGTATCAGCAATTCCACCATTCATTTCAGAACCAAAGAATGCAATACCAATAGTAATGCTTTCTTCTCTTATATATTCGTTGCTATCATCAGATATGTTACGAACTCTTACATTTACATCATCTTGTATATCATTTATAAATAGGGCATTCTTGTTTGCTGATGCTTTAGAACCACCTACTAATAATCTAATACCTTGTGTACCAGCTGAATTTTCTATATTTAGTAATGTGTTGTTCCCAGCTTCTGTATCAACTATGTTTTTAAGTTTTAAAACAACATACAACTGTCTGTCCTTATAATTGCTAAATAATTGCCCTATATTATATGATTGGGATGAACCCTTAAATTCAAGACCTCTATAAAACGAATTATACCTTAATGGATTTGTAAGTGTATTACTATTTGTTACAATGTTATTACTAGATAAATATGTGCCAGTTGATATTGGTTCAACTTGTGTAACACCATCATTAGTATATGTTAAATTACTTTGTACTTGTTCAGTAAACGACCACCAATAAAATGCAGAATCAAAATGTGTCATTGTAGGGAATGAAATTTTTTCATTATTCCACAACTCAAATATGTTTTGTCCATTGTATTTTGGATATGGTATAGTACAAGCCGTTGTTTCATTAGCTGATTCAACACTTATAGATGTACTGAAGCCAATAACCATATTATTGAACCTTTCCTCTATTGGTGTGCAAGATAGTTCGTTAGAACCCTGCAAAAGTAATTGATTGGTGTTTACAATATATTTACCCTCTGTGAACTCAGCCCTTAAATCTTGTAATATCATTAAGGTATCTGTGTATGCACTTTCTTTTACTTCTTCATCTTCTTCAGATTGTTGTGCTATTCCACTAAATACATACACATCAAAATCATATACTACGACCTTATCTGATATATCTGAATTTGTTAAAACAATATGTAAAGCTGGGTATTCGTTTATCTTCTTTAATTCAAGTTTATCTAATGCTCCATAGCTAAATGAATTTAGTTGTATGTGCTTATCTGCAAACTCTTTGAAATATGATATTACTGAACTATATGTTATCATCGTTTGTTCTTTTTATTTTCTTCTCTTGCAATATCTTGTTGCATTTGTAACTTGATAAAACACAATCTAAATGGTAACTCAGTAACTGAATTAAATTGCAATAAATTTCCATTCGCTAAACCATCTATTATGCTAAACCAACCATAGTTCCCTCTTGCAGTAACCTCTCCACTTCCTTGTCCAAATAGTCTTGAGAACTCATCAGCAATTTGCTTCCTAAATGATAAAAAAAAACCATTACACCATTAACAACATCTATACTTAGTTCTTCAAATAAACGTGCGTTTTTTATGTGCTTATCATTGTATGGTTCAATATTGTATTTGTTACCTTTTTCTTCTGTTATCGGTCGATACAATATAGATAGTATATATTGAATGCCATCTACACCATTTTTAGAATATTCATCTAAATCAACAAATTCGCCTAAAGTCATTTCATCAAGGTTGCTATGGAATCCATATGTTACACCTTTAATTTCAATCTTATTAATTATCTCTTTGTTTATTGGTAAAGAAATAAGTTTAGATAGCTTAGTATAAATTTGCTTTATATCTGCCCTCTTAAGCATTTTAACCATCTTTAATGGTATCTTACATAGTGTGCTTACACTTTGTACCACAATTTCATCTTCGTTTGTTAAACCATCTATTTTAGTTGTATAATCTTTATACATTTTTAGGCTAACATCTGACCAACTGGTTGGTACAATAATTTCGATTGAATCTTTCATCTATAAATACAAAGGTTAATTTTATGTAAAGTTATTAAATAATGGCATACTCGCCATAAGAACCAAAACATTCAAACCACATTCTCATCATTAAGGCATCAGCATAATCGGGCGACCTACCTAACTTTGTTTTCTGTACGTCTTTTCCCTCAATAGCTAATTTTTGGCTATCCTTATCTACCTTATCTCTTTTGATAATTTCAAGTTCTGATATTATTAGTTCTTTATACTGCTTATCCTTAATATATATTTTACCAGCATTAACTAATTCAGCTAACTTATAGTAGCATTGTGTTTTTAAGTTCTGATAATTTTCGTTTTTTAAAGCTTTACCACCATTCATAAATCCAATGCAACCACTAAAGGCATCTACGACACCACCACCGACACCATCTTGGTCTATTACTACCTTACTATTCGGTATTTGATTTGCGTTCTTTAAATCGTTTATTTTAGAAACTATCTCCGGAATGGTGTTTTTGTCTATTGATACAATCTTTTCTGCCCTCAATCCATTCCATAAAATAATAACAGATTTATCAGCACCCAAACGTGCAACATCACAAGTAATGTATTTAGTTCCTTGTTCTACATAGGAATTAGTAAATGTATCTTGCAAGCTATTGTATTCAAATAATAAAGCATCATCATCTATGTATTCCCAGTTACCATACAAAAGCCTTTCTCTACTTATCTTATCTAACTTTTCAAGCTGGGAAACATAGTGTTTAGAAATAGCCTTATTATCTGTTACAAGGGATTTAACAAACTTCTGATGTTTAGGTAAGTCATTTGTAAGTGATGGTTTGTAATACTTAGAATACAACCACCCTTTAGATGGGTTACAAGTCAGTAGTGTCTTAGGTATTAGATTATAGCCCTCTAATTTATATCTAATACGAGAATTTAAAACACTTACTGCCTTGCTTGTAACCTCTGCTGCTTCATCTATAAATGCATCTGTAATTTCCAAACCACCTAAAGATGTAAATAATGGGTCTGATGGGTATAAGAATAAATCCTTTAAATATATTACTGATTTGTTATAGAATGTAATTGTACTGTCTGATGCATTATATCTAAAATCTACATCGGGTGTTAAACCACAATAATCAACTGCAACCTCAAAGAATGTATTTAATGTTGTAGCTTTTAAGTTCTTTAATTTTGACCTACCAATTACACTTCTAGTACCCGGATATTTTAATCTGCGTATAATCTGCCATAAACAACCGGTAAAAGTTTTAGAACCACCAGCACCACCCCCAAATAATATTTCAGTTGTATGGTTGTCCTCTAGGTATTTAAAGCATTCTATTTGCTTCTTAAATAGTTTAATCTTCGGGTTCTTCATCAAATGGCATTATATCTATTTTAATGCGTTCAGCTGAACCAATATTAATATCTGACCTTTCAACATACCCTCTTTTCTTTCCTTTAGTCTTTAGATAGAATATTGTAGCTGATGTATTACCATCGCCTATTTGTTCGTGCAGTTTACTTTCTGCATAATCTAAAGCAATGTTCTGTATATCATCTACTGCCTTTGCAAATTCTGAATCATCTTTCAACCAGTTATAATATTGTGTTCTACCTATACCTACTTTCTTACAAGCCGTTGTAACAATACCTAATGATTTTTCAAGTGCTTCTAATATTGCTTTTTTATGTTGTTCAGTTTTGTTCATATAATTTGCCATTTATTTTAACTACTAAACTATCATCTAACTTTAACATTCTATCTATTATCACTTGGCAATACTTAGGGTCTAATTCTATTCCGTAACACTTTCTATTTAATTGGTGTGCTGCTACCATTGTTGTGCCACTACCAAGAAATAAATCTAAAATTGGTTTATTATCTAATAAGTTAATACACCATTCAATAACTTTTAATGGTTTCATTGTTGGGTGTTGTTTTTGTTCTCCACTCCAATGATGTGAGATGTGTCTGCAATTCTTACCAATATTTGACCAAGCTAATTCAAACTCACTAAAACTTAAACCATCATTTTTTTTGTGCCAGCATAACCAATCATTTGTAATTTCTAATTTATCAGCAAAATAATTACCACCCCAAATTATTGCTTTATCTACTAAAGATATAGCATAGTAAAAGTCGGGTATTTCAAAATCCCAATCATTTCCTCTATGAAATTGTTTTTTGCCAGTTCCTAAAGTTTGTTTATTTGCGTTAATTCCATATGGTGGGTCAGTAAGTAAATTACATTTTTCATCTTTAATAATTTTATTTAATTGTGTTACATCTGTACTATCTCCACATAATAAACGATGCTCTCCTATCTCTATTAAATCGCCTAATACAACATCAACTTGCATATTATCTGATTCTGTATAATCATCTTCTACTGCCTCTAATACTTCATCTATTTCTTCCGGTTGCCAAACATCTAAACCCCATTCTTCAATTTGTTTTTCACTCCAATCATTGGCAAGTATATCCCAATCCCATTCTCCAAATCCTACATTATCTTTAATTATAAATTCTTTCTTCTGTTCTTCAGTTAAACCTTTAGCTACCTTTACCGGTATATCTTTTAAACCAGCTTCAACACAAGCTTTATATCGCATATTACCACCTAAGATAATATTGTCCTCATCTATTACTATTGGTCTAAGTTTTAACATCTCCGGAAATTCTTTAATTGAATTTACAAGTTTGTCAAACTTATTACCTCTTATAACTCTCGGGTTATCTTTATTTGGTTTAATCAGTTCTATCTTCATTACTTTTCGTATTCTGTTACTATTTGGTTAAGCCTATCTAAATTCTTTCTTACACAAGGCGAACAACTTGATGATTCTACTCTAAGCCCTAAATACTTTTCTGAATACAATCTAAGCTGTTGTTGCTGGATATTTGTTATACTATGTTTCGTACTTTCTAATAATTCTTTTACTTCTAAGTATTCTTCGTGTGTTAATTCTAATCCTTTCCATTTATTTAATGGACAATGTGCAAACTTTAAAGTGCTTTTAATA